CGTGTAATGTTCATCTCGGACTCCTCTCTTCTTTGACTAGTTGATAGTTACTCTAGTCTGGCACATTGATGCCGATTAAGGGTGGAGGAGTCCATCCCATTGGGTTAGCTAAAACAGGCTAAAAAATATTAGCCTGGAGGAGTAAGCTCGCTCTAAACTCTAGTTAATTCATATATCTGTCAATACCTTACAAATATTAGAATTAATTCTAAAAAATGTGTAAAAAATTTCGACATTAGAAGTTTCATTGTAGAACTTATGTATATATTTTTAAGGAGTAAGTAGTCGAGTTAGTCCAGCGTATTGGAGCACGGAAGGTTATTGCGTTGATTCTGGATTGGAAGAGTATGACCGCCTGACCGAACTGGCCAGAATTATTAAAGGCAGGATGATTATTTCAGTTAACGATATCCCGGAAATGCGCAGAGCTTTTAATGGGTTGACTATGGATGTGGTGTCGATCAACCATACGGTAGGCGGTCTGCACGGCCGCGACAAACGCAACGAATTAGTGATAAGAAACTTCTAAATTGCCAGTACCAAATAATAAAGCGGAAAATAGTACCAAACAGCGCGGCGCATTACATTTAAATGTGACTACTAGCGGATCATACAAAGAAAGATTGATTATTGCGATTTGTTTTTTGAAAGTGCCCCAAGGCTGCCCCACAGAAAACAAAAAAGAGCTAGCGTTTAAGCTAACCCTTTGATTTTTTTGGTAGGCCGTGTGAGACTCGAACTCACGACCAACGGATTAAAAGTCCGTGTTTTTGTGTATTTATGTGGTTTTACGCTATTTTATACAGTTTCATAAACATTTACAAAATAGCGCGTTACGGGTAAATTAACATTCATAAGAATTGATAAGAATTCGTACAAATGCGTATGAATTGTAACCCCGGCGTAACCCCGAGAAAATATGCAAAAAAAATTCAACTTCACCAAGGCTGAAATTGACTCACTTCCTTTGCCTGAAAGCGGCAAGCGCGATACCTACCATGATGCAAAAACAAATGGCTTAAGTTTGCGAGTATCTTCAACAGGAGTTAAAACGTTCTGCGTTTTCAAACGTATCAAATGCGGCAATCCAGAGCGGGTAACGCTTGGCAGATATCCGGAAATGACAATAGACCAGGCAAGGCGAAAGGCCATGGAAACAAACATAGCCTTGTCTGACGGAAAAAACCCTGCCGAAATCAAGCGTAAACTGAAATCTGAACTATTATTCAAGGACCTGTTTGCTGAGTACATAGAGCGCCACTCGAAGCTAAAGAAAAAAACCTGGGATGAAGATCTGGAAAAGTACAGGAATCATCTTGAAAATACGATCGGCAAGAAAAGGCTGTCTGAAATTGACAGACGCACCATAGCAACAATACATAGCAGTATAACGAAACAAGGATGCTCAAAAAGCAAACAAGGCAGCCCGATCGCCGCAAACCGCACATTAGCATTAATATCTAGCGTGTTTGGATGGGCTATATCATCTGGATTGACAGACACAAATCCAGCATTAGGCATAAGGCGAAACAGAGAAAAGAGCCGCGATCGATTTATTCAGAGCGACGAACTGCCTAGATTCTTCCAGGCACTAGCTGACGAGCCGAATGAAACGGTAAGGGATTATGTGCTGATTTCTTTGCTTACTGGCGCCAGACGATCAAATGTTTGCTCTATGCGGTGGAAAGATATCAGCTTTGACCGTGCGGAGTGGCGTATTGAAGAAACCAAAAACAATACCCCTCAAACGGTAACATTGTCACTGGAGGCCATTGAAGTCCTGAAGAACAGAATTGGCAAAAACGAAAGTGAATTCGTTTTCCCAGGCAGGGGCAAACTAGGTCATCTGGTTGAGCCAAGAAAAGGGTGGGAACGAATCTTGGAAAGGGCTGGAATTGAGAATCTCAGACTTCACGATCTGCGCCGCACACTTGGCAGTTGGCAAGCAAAAACCGGAGCATCGCTGCCGATTATCGGCAAATCACTAAACCATAAAAACCAAAGCACGACTGCTATTTATGCAAGGCTTGATCTCGATCCGGTTAGAGAATCTGTCAGCACTGCCACAAGCGCAATGTTGACGGCTGCAGGACTTTCAAAGCCGGGGAAGGTTATCCAGATTGATAAGAAGAAGGCAAAAGGGTGATGAAACCCTCATCAATGATGATTCCTAATTTTTCTTGCCCAATACACCCAACCAAACACCCTGACTCCCGCATAGAGCAGGTACGCCACCCACCTATCCGTCATTTCTGCCCGGTAGGTGAAATTCTTATTCAGACCGTGATGTTTGATAGCCTCCCTTGCATCTTTTGGCAGCGCATCGAAATATGCCAGCTTGTCCGATAGCATCGCATCCAGATAAAGCTGGTCGCACTCCTTTCGAGTAAAATTTCTACCCTGGGTCACGCCACGCAATTCATACAGCTCATCATGTAACGCGGCGGCTGGCCGGTGCGGTCCATTCGGATTGATTAATTTCCGCAAGAACCATGGGACTGACGAAAGATTATTCAAAGAGAACGGATGCATGCTAACTACGCACCCGAACCTTTCAGATTGGAAATCCAGATAACCATCACTGATCCAGTGACCTGATCCGTCTGGAATCATCCAATACGCGGGAGCGCGTAAAAATCTTCCTTTCATGGTATTTAATTAATAGTAGCCGTCGTGAGGTGCCGGTACGCCCAATTGATCGTACTGGGGCTCTAGTTTCAAAGTGCGCGCGAGATAATCATCTTCAGCCGCCTCCCACTCGGCATCAAGCCTATCCTTTTTTGATTTTGTGATGGCTTCACCACAACCATAAACAAACAACGTGAACGCTACTACGGAAAAGATTATGAACATACAATGACCTCTTGCTTGTTATTAAAACTGTTTAACTAGGCGCTGTACCAGACAGGATTTCAGCAAGACGCGCTTGAACATCAAGCACAACGCCATTTTCCTCGACTTTGGTAAGAATATATCCAATTGCATCCTGCACTTGCTGTATCGACATGTTGACCACAACTGTTCTCGGATCCTCGAGAATTGTCCAGAAATCGTCAATAATCGGGTCGGTAGCACGCAATTCCCTTGCCTTTAACCGTTCATCGGATTTGAATAGCAGGAAAAAGCCTGGAACGTCTATAGAACGCGGGCCCTCTTCTTTGACAACATGATAAGCTCCGCTTGTATCTGTGACTCTTATACCGCCTGCATGCCAAACATTGCCAATCAAAATCGGCTCGCTTACGGATTCGGCAACGACCTCATCCGTTGCGATATCAGTCAACCTGAACATCATTTAAACCCTCCAAGAACAACACTGTTTTTCGTTAATGTGCCAGCATTCCCCTTGATATTGGTTTCAGTCATATCAAAAGCCACTGGCGACGTTCCGCTGATAGCGTTTATACGCTGTGCGCCAGCCCCCTGCCCCACCACAAACACAGCGCCCTTGGCGGCAGATGTCTCGGCGACACCTTGGATTGCTGTGTCTTCGTATTTAACTGAGATTAGGTTTGTCGCCGATGGCGAGACATTTTCATATGCCGCCGCAAATGAAAAGTCATCGCATGGGATTATTGCCATTTTCTCGCCACTGCTTGTTGGCAACGAACCAAATTCTGTTGGCTGCGTTTTTACAAGAAGAGTGTCAGTCTCAACAACCGTATACATACATTTCTTTGGCTGAAGCGCCTCCCTGTAAGCAAAGACAATGCAGTCTCTATGCAAGAATGCATCAGAGTAGATGCCTTCCACTGTATATGCAATCGTAACTTTTCTTTCACTAACCAATACGCCAGCCACATCTAGCATGGCAACGTAAATCGCAGATTGATTTCCTTCGGCTAGAAAAAGATAGAAATTGCTTTGATCTGCTAATATTTTGAATGACATCTGGTAAATGCCGTGCGTGTAAGTGCGTATATGAGTATTTTGCAATGCCCCGGCATTGTTAAACACATAGGTTTTAAGATCGCTTGTGACATATCTATATGCGACTGCAAAATAACCGTTTAATGACGATGTTTCAACAGAATGAAGTCCGCCATCTGTTGTTTCTATGTTAGTCATCGCCAAAACTTGAGCACCAATCTGGTTGTATATTCCAATATACAGCCCCTTTGTAGATACAAATTTTGACAAACACACAACCGCCACATTGCCGTCAGACAACTTCTGCAACTGTGTGCTAACTACGCCCGCTGCGCCAGCCCAAATTTGTTTTGCCTCTGGAGCCAAAACAACGTCACCGACGTTATCATAAACAGCCAATTGTTGATCACCGTCAGATGATAAATAGCAGATCATGAACCCGCCATTTTCTAAATCAGTTACATCGTAACGGTCATTAGATGTTATGGTGCCAATCTGCGTGTCGCTTTTTATGATATCCAGAGTATATGGATCCATGATCATAAATCGCAGCTCAATAAGAGATATGCTCCAAGTAATCAACAAATTACCGTTAGAAAGCTTTCTTATTTTTGGGTTTCGCAAAACTGCTCCGGATGTGGACTTGTCAACTTCATTGAAGTCGATAAGATTGCCACCGGAGTCATATTTATAGATAACAAGACCAGATCCAGATGTCCCCGTTGAATATGAGGTTAAAGTCAGTATATCCCCAGTATCATCTAACTTAATTACCGGCGATCTATCATAAGTATTACTGTGCGTAGCTTTAACTGTCGTTTCCGGGATAATCGTTCCGGTTTTGTTAGCAACCGCCGCATTGTCTGCATTCCTTACCAGATAAGATTTTCCGTCTGGAGTTATTTGAACCAAATCGCTTTTATTGACATTTTCTCCGGCCAACCCAACACCTTTAATGCTATTAGCAGATCCGCCTCCGTAACCCGCAGATGTTGAGCCAAACTCTCCTGACAAGAATCTCATTATTATTCATCCTCTTCAAAAACAGTTACTCTTGCGGCCACATTGCTTGTAGAAGCCTTCAAAACAATACGCTCACCAGCTCCGACTATTTCGCCGGTAAGCTTATATATGCCGTTACCTGGGATCTGCAGATTCGACGGCTCAATACTGTCACTCTCGGACGGCGTAGCGCTTTCTGATATATAAATACGCACATCAACTGGGTCATCATCAAGATTCACCATATTTATGCTTGCCGTGGCAACTTTTCCGACCGGTATTGCGCCAGTATCTTCGAGCACATTAGATGTCAGCATTCCGCTCCATTTCTTTCCTGATGCCATTTATCACCCTTTAAATATTCGCAAAATAAAATCTTCTGGCTTTTCTGTTATTCAGTCTCAACTGCAGCTCGCTCTCGGTAATGTACTGAGGATGTGGATCTGCTTTGGCCTCATGATCAGCTATAGCATTGGCAACATATTGATGCGTGGCCATAACTATACTAGGATCAACAAGGAGATTTATCTCTGCCGCATTTGATGTCTCTACTATAATTTTATATAGCGTCTCTCTGGTTGATCCTTCGGCCAGGATAGGCTTGTACTCTGGCGGGTGGTTTCCGATATATATCGTTTCGCCACTGCTATCATAGACGGCAATTTCCCGTACATGGAATCCGCCTACCTCCGGGGGGACAACAAGTTCGATGACGTACCATGCAGAATTAACAGGGTCCTGAGTAATCGAATTGATGCCGGCTCGATAGACCTCATTAACTAGCCGTGAACTAGGCACTGGCAATGGAACTGAGCCATTACCATCACCCAATGCAACTTCGGATAGATTAATGGGCGTATTATTGACCGCAGCAACAACCATTGCCGAGGCACCAATATCGGTAAGTAAAGTGTAGTAGTTGCTCATATTGATTGAATAGTAAATTGCCCTGCAAACATAAAAAGCGTTTTTTTCCTATAATGATTACCCAACAACAGTGCGTAACGGAGGTGGCAGATTTAATTCAAATTCAGCATGGGTAATTGACCTTTCACCTGCTGGATAATCCAGCGCAGGAGATGGCGGATTTATCGATGCTAGTTGCGCAACCCTTGCCGATATTGTTGACAACTCAAAGCGAGAATTCGCCACCTGTGGTGTAGATGTTTCAGGAGTATAATCAGCCACCACCGTACCAGAGTCTGGCCAATAATCAGCACCGACGTCCACATACAACTTGGCAAGATGCCTGTCATCAACGCCATCCGGATCTTCAAGTACAAGGCGATGCTCAAGACGGGCATAAACACATCTGATATCGTCTCCATCGATCAGATCGAACCGCTGGCATGATCCATGTACAGCGTATGGCGTGCCTGACACATAACCACCATTCTTAACACCTGACATAAAGAAAGAAACCGATCCATCAGCCTCAGTTCTCTGCGCCACCCCGCTTCCTGCTGGCGGCCAGAACGCCTGCGTCTTGCCTGAATTCTCCAGCCGCCATTCGCCGGTAGATTCACGTAACACCCAAAACTCGATGTTCTTAATGTTTACACCGGTATTCGAAGCAGCGTGACTAATCCCAGGCCACACAACAAACCAGCAAGTAGCTGACTCCCACGGGATCAGTGCCTTGAAAGACGGATCATCTGGCTCCCACCAGTTTGGCGTCATATCTCCGCGAGCCTGACTTCCCATGCCGACAACACCCTTCTTTGTCCAGTCCTGAGTAGGTGATCCAAGCAATGATATCCCGGCATCATTAACACCCATGCTGGAATACAGGCCACTGAGACCGCTTCCAAGCAGTTTTGGATAAATGGTAAATAAATTAATTTCGGTAACAGCGATACCTATATAAAGCTCGCTTCTGAATTCGGATGGACGCGAGGCGATCGGATAAACAGTGCTGTAAGCGCCAGAAAAGCAGGCGGCCCCAATGTAATTTTTCTGTCGCCAACTCGTAAGCTTTGCGAAGTACAAAACCAGTCTCGCCGGAACAATAGAACGCAAAATCGGCTCCATCTTGTCGATATCATCCCAGGTTGTTTCCGGAGATTCGATTGATATTCTGACTCGGCTGGTTGAGTATTTCGTATCGTTCGCGTACTTGAGGGGAGACAGCTTCTTTGGATACACCGCCGTTTTTAATTGAGCCATCTGCTCAATATTATGCTGGTTTGGCAGTAGCAGCTGCATATAGGTCTCAAGAAAATAGAAACCGCGACCGTTTTTATTTCGTGACTTCCACGCTTTGTAGAGGTATCTCGTAGCCGTTTCTTCTCGCTCGATATCAAGCAACGAAAGTCCGTCAGCGTTGACCATTCTGCGCACAAGATCGAGCGATCCAAGGTGCGCAACACCGAGCACGTTCTCATCGAATGCCTGTTCTGCCAACATCAATTCAAACAAATCAATGAACAGGTTACGCAGGTCATTTTCAACTTCATCGACCGCAAAACTGTTAGCAAGCGGCTTTAACTGTGGAAGCTCGGCGTTTGGAAAATCAAAACCCATTCCGCTTTACCCTTCCCATGAAGGTGGAAGTACGTTTTCAGTATTAATATTGACCGTCAGACTCGACTCGGACACATACCGCCATAATTCAGGTCGGAAATTACCGACTGGCTGCGCGATTGTGATTTTCACATCAGCATTCGCATCCGATAATGCCTGTATTTTTGATTTCAGCAACGCGTATACAGACTTGTACAAAGGCTTATTAGCGCGTCTTGAGCCAGGTTGAGACTCACCGTATTCAGCCAATATTGCTTCGATTATTTTTGATCGAACATCGCTTGCTATATATGCTGCTGATATTGTTGCCTCCACTGTCATGCCGATCTCTGAACGCACGGGCGTCATGAATTTAACGCGGTAACTGTTATCCGCGTGCAGGATAACGTCACGAATACCTTTTTGGGCGGCTGTAAGGTCAACCTCATCGATAAATGCTGGCGCAACCGGCGTATTCGGATCGGGCTCGGTCAATACCGTTTCATTACCCTCAGCAGACAGGCAAGCCACAAACAGCGTGTTTATGTTATCAACACTGGCAGATCTTGCCGATTCTTCAATCGTCTCGTTCCAGATAGACAGAAATTGCGTGTCGTGATACTTGCGCCTGACTACGAAATCGAATTCCCCCAGGAAAACAGCATTATGATTGTAAACCGTAGGGTACCGAACCATGTCCCGCAATGTCGTTATATCTGGCGGGTTTTTGCCCTTTTCAAGCAGCGAATTAAGTGACAGTTCAACGTTATTCTCAAGCGGTGATATGAGATATTCAAACGAAAACGGCGCGCTCGCATCCAGTGTTATTTCACCGGCTGCACGCGATATGGTCAGCGTTATTTCGTGACCGTCAGGCGGCTGGAAACCGATAATATCCTCTTGGCCGAATCGAACATAAATACGCTGCCTGTCATCAGACTCAACGTGGAAAACACGGTCATCAGGGCTAACGTTTACATATCGTTCCCGATATTCGTATTCTCCGTCAGAATCGCTTACGGACATCCCGCTAAGATACGTCTCATCGATCGATTGAGGCACCTCTATGGCATAGAACGGAACGCTGCCTGATACTGTATGAATAATGGTTTCTTTCTTGACCTGGGTGGCCTCAATTGTCCCCGTGCTGTTTGCAGGAACAACAACCGTTGTTTCGACAATATAAGGCAAACCATTTGAATCTATAACGATTCTGCCAGTATCTACTGCGAATGCAGAATCATTGTTGTTTGTAATAAGTATTTGAACCCTTGCTGGCGTTGCCTTTGCAATCACGCCACGCATAGCGGCATCGGCCATCACCGTAGCATCGCGCACTTTTTCAAATGGCTCGGCCATCGCCGTCTCAACTTGCTGAGAGAACATCGCCAGCATAGCGGCCATGGCGTCCAGGCTTTGCAGTATTCTCGGGTCGCCCGCCTGATAAAGTGCGGCAACAGATGGATGAGACGCTATCGAATCTCTAATTTTCTGCTGAAAATCGGCTTTAGTGAGCATTAAGTTTCAATCCTTGGAACTTCGATCGCCTGCCCCGCTACTTCTATCAACAAGTCGAGTCTGTCAGGCGGCGTCTGCACGCTGTAAATGTTTGTTGAATTCGCTGGAAGTGCTTGAAGAACCGGCACATCAGTTCGCAATTTCTGCAATTGCGCATCAGCAGTGCCACCAGAAAGCGGGCTTTGCAGTATATCTTTGAGGGATTGGCCGTAACTTGAGCCAAGATATCCATTCTCAGGCGTTTTAAGCCAGTGAGACACCATATCCTGTACTTCTGAGCCGTCAATTATGTTGTTTGCCATGTATTGAATCGTAATGACTCAACACATGGCAATTTAGCGGATTTTCCGATTAAGGCGCGTCGGTTGCTTCGTAAAAGCCGTTGGGTGCCGTCATTATGATGTCGGATCCATCTGGCGTTTTACTGAAAGCGTTAATGGTCAACGGAATAATTTCTGCATCAGTACCGCCAGCCGTATCAGGGTCATAGCAGAAAACCAGATTGCTCCAGTTATCTCCAGCAGTGATATTTGCAAATGTCTGATCAGGAACATAGCAAACCATCTTGTCATTCACATGATCAGGCGCCAGCGCAACGATATCGGCATCAGTCAGAACCTTGCGGGCATAATTGGCATTGGTCACTTCGTTGGTCGTGCCAGCCAGCACATCAGACAACGTTTCCTTGTCCTTCAGGACGGCATCGCTCTCGATACCGGTTTGCGCGAGCGCAAGAATGACAATCGCGGCATCAGCCGGGTCGTTGTTGTCGACACGCTCATAGTATGCGGCAACCTTGCCCTTTGCTACATTAAAAACAAACTGAGCCATGATTACTCACCCCCTTTCATCAATTCACAAAGATAGAACGAATCCCGTCTGTATCCAGCAGGATTCTGCGGGTCAGGCGATGTTTGACCTGCAAAATTATCAGCAACATACGCTTTCGCGGCTTGCTCGCCAGCCATTCTCTTGCCATCGAAACAGCAGTAATAGCCTGGCGAACTGATAATATTAAAATTCACGTCGCCCCCTTGCGCGTGTATCGTGACAACGCCCTTACCGATAGACAACAGCCCGTATCCGGTAAATTCATCGATAAATTGCTGGGTAATTTTTTGCGTTCTGCTTGGCTTAGACAAAAGACGTATGCCAACTATCTCCGTCGTTCCAGGCTCATACAAACGTTTTAATTGCATTTCTTCTACTCCGGATAGAAATTAATCGTAGAACCTGATTATTCCATTCTCAACAACCGTCCCTCGGTGCGGTTGTCCGTTTTTGTCTGTCCAGTTTACCCGCACCCGGTAACTGCCGGCTTCAGGTACTTTGCCGGGGTGAATGTACAGCATAAGCCGATCTTTCCCTTCTATCTGAACTTCAGCCGCGCTTTTCGTGAACTGCACCACTACGTCACCATTGGCCGCTTTCTTTGTCATCGTCAGCGTAATTTCTTGAATATCACCAGCATCGTAATCCAGTGAATTATCTATCGTAATCGCGGCCTTATGTGCCGCGCCGATGTATGCTCTGCCTCTGGTGCTCATTTTTAAAGCCTTATCACGATAGGTCCGTCAAATGTGCGGACTCTGATTTTAAAATTAAGTGGAATAAATACATAACCACCCTCAACAACAAGCGCAAGCGCCCTGTTCGCCTCTGTCGCGCTGTGTATTGAGGCAATCTTACGACTACTGATCGACAAAGCTTGCTCAATCTCGGCGGCGCTATCGATAGCCAAATTTGATGCAGCGTCAATCTGTTTGGCCAGATCACACTCAACAACCTGGACAACTTCCACCCTGCCCGCAGCACCCAACAGCGAAGCCGAATTGATCTCTGTCGCAGCAACCAGACCGTATTCGCTGGATGGGATTATCAACACGGCGGCATTCTGTTCTGTAACAGCGTTAATCATTCCAATTTTCTGCGCGGCCAATTGGCTGGCTGAATCTAACTCCATCGCAACAGGTATCACTATCGTCTCTATGACAGTCGCAAATCCAGCGGCATTGCGCTCTACTGCCTGAATGATTTCTGATCGCTTGTATGCAGACAGTAACAAAGCGGAGTCATATTCGATGCAGGCATTAATTGTCCCTACCTTATTCGCGTGCAAAAGACCGGATTTGCTATATTCAACCGACTGAGCTATGTTCAGAGAGGATGACGCGCCAAGGGACGGAGCAACGCTGCTTTCAATGGCAGCATTTATTCCAGCCATTTTTATGCCGAATAACAGATTTGCGCCATTATGTTCTGGTGACGGTGAAATGAAGCCGGAAAATGCGCTAGATAGCATAGGCGCGGAACCAGGTTCCATCACGCTTGGTATCGAACCATATTTGGCGCCAAGTATAGTTGACGCATCATTAAATTCTTTTGTACTGGCAATCGGTATTTCGTTTGCCGATGCCAAAATCAAAGCAATACTCAATTCCGAAGCGCTTTCAATAAATGACTGCTTGCGACCGGTAATTATTAAAGCTGCCGACGCCTCTGTCGACACATCTATATTTCTTATTTGGGATCCCGACAGAACAGAAGACAACCCAATCTCTTGGGACGCATCCACGAAACCGGTCTTGATCGCAGATACGGTCCCGGCCAAATCTATCTCGGATGACGGCTGCATGCTAATGCCGGACATAGCTTCGATGACATTGGCATCATTCAATTCGCCGGATGGCGTTACAGACAACTCAGAAGCGACAGACAAAAATGTTGACGCATTCAATTCAATGGATGAATTTACTGAATTTCGAGAATACTTGACCAGTATAGGCGCAATATTGATCTCGTTGCTTGTCGTTATAACACCCTGTTTGACACCAAATATGCTTGTCGCGCTACCGACCTCGCCAACCTGCTCAATCGGTATCTGATCTGGTGCAGAAAGCATCATTGACACATCAATTTCAGTCGCCCGAACGATAGATGATGATTTGTAACCGGATAACTGTAAAGCAGCATCATCCTCTGACATGACGCTTACCACACCATATAACAAGCTGCTGACCGCGACTGCCAGGCTGCCCTCTGTAGCAACTGTTATTTGCGCAACTTTGTCGCCTTCGATACCCGATGCCTCATCGATCTCTGCTGATGGCGATACTTCTCCAGAAAAAAGTGATGCCAGTATGCCAGATGCATCTGTTTCTACCGTAGTATCAATTGTTTGTGATTTAGCCCCTGTAATAATGCCTGCCGCGTCGCTTTCTGCCGTGGCCTGCACCGCGCCTAGCTTGCCACCATTGATAATGGGCGATTTATCGGTTTCCTGCGTTACACTGATATCAAGTAGTGACAGTGGCGTCAATGCAATAGCTGTATCACTCTCGGTCGCCTGGTTAATTGGTAATTGACTGGAATCGAAAAGCAGGTTTGACCGGTTAAATTCCTGTGCAACAACCAGCGCGGATGACATGGCCGAACCAAGCAAAACCGCGTTATCAATCTCTATGCCCGGATTAATGCTTTGTCTATAAGATGCCGACAGGATGGCAGCCGCATTGTGCTCTATGGCCGGGCTGATCGCTATCGGGGCAGGCCCGTAATCCCAGAAACTGCGAACCGGACCGCCAAGACCAAGCCTTGTTATCTGCATGTATTACACCAATACGGCAACCGCCGTTCCATCGACCGCCGCTGCCACCTCGGTAATCGTAGCGGTGTTGGTGGCAGCATTGTACGACTGAATTAATGCGCGCTGATCTTTCAATGCGGCTGGCGCACTGAATACAAGCGCAGCATTCTTGTAAATTACGTTGCTGGCGCCATTCGGAGCGCCCCCGCCAACAGTCGCAAGTACCGCCGTTGTGGTCGTGCCACCTGCAGCGAAAGTAACCGGCACGGCGCGAAGCGCATGTTCCTTGAGATTGGTTGCAGCACTGGCATTGCCGTCTATCGCCTCGGCATCAGCCGGAACGCGGCCATTTACGAGATTGGTCACGGTTCTTGTATCAATAGAATCAAGCACCGTTTTAATCGCGCTGTCTTCATCCATGAACTGCTGAACAAGCGTTGCCGATGCATCATCAATGCGAACCCTGCCCTCCGCGTCTATTTCATGCAGTTCGGAATTTACCGGGAACTTGTTTTTTATGGTTGTCAGATCAGCAACAATTGACGCGCCGACAGGAGCGCCCAATCTTGTGTAATTGTCGCCTGATTGCGGGTGTGTCGTAAAAACGGTTATTGATGCGGTTATTGCCGACGCATTCAGGAACTGGAATGTTATGCGGTCATAGTTGCTTTCAGCCTGGGAAGGGATGTACTGCCAGCAACCGTCGCCCTCATGTGAGACGGTACCAGTACCGGCTGCAAAAGCGCCGTTATCGCCCTTTACGTTCACGGTAGTCGTGCCGGTCGTAACCGGGTCGCCGTTTATGTCAATGAGTTGAGTTTCTATACCCTGGTTGGCAACGTTTTTTTTCATTCCAAAAATCACCCGTTTAATATTTGATACCCACGCAGCCAGAAAGCCCGGACCTCCTGGCGGAGCGGATTGGCCGCCACTTGTTCCGAGTACGCCAGAGCCGAGTACATTACTGCCGAGACTCATACATTAGGCCAGCCGGTTTTATAGTTGTAACTGACAATGGCGCTGAAATCCTGCATGGCCTCAATCGCATCCTTGTGCATGCCGGCAACACCAGCAATCTGCGCCTCCAGCCCCGTTAATGCCGCTGAATTTGCAATCACCCGGTTGACTATGCTTTGCAATGGAACACCTCTAGCCGTCGCCTCAACGTTTAATGTAGGCGCGTCTGCGGGGTCAAGCGTCAGGTTGTACGATTCCGCTTCCGCTTTTTTGGCCGGCCAACTTGCCATTTCTCCAGGCGAAACGCCATCAACTGCTTTGTTGCGCAACGTGGCCGCATACGCATCAACCTTGCGCTTGAACTCGGCAATAGTCAGCGACAGCGGATAACCGTCAATAATCGACTGTACGGCAACATCGTCATCCGATACCCACTCGCCGTTGATTTGCTTTAGTGAATGCCCTGCCATGCTTATTTCCCTGTGCAGACCGTTACCTTTTTCTGTGTAATTGATAGTCATGTTAATTCAGCCAGAAAGATGGTGATGAATTGTGCTCTGTGAACGTGTTGCCGCTCAGGTCCCCACTAGGCAAGGCACCATACGACGTATCAAGAAAGATTGACAGAATCCTCACACCGGATGAGTCCAGCCCCATGAACAGACCTGCAGGCGCATATTGCGGACCGGCAAGGTCGGCAGATCCGGTATTGGCGATCACAGCCATGTAATAAAATCCGCTTGGCAACCAGAACGGTGCCGCAGGCGTGGCCGTCTTTATACCGGTTGTATCCAGCGCTATTTCTGCAACATCGGTGAATTCCTTGAGCAAATATCCGGGCTTTCCATTCGGCGCGATTGTATAAATGCCGACTCTGGCAACACAGGTCGCAACGGACGTAAAACACCGAACAGATACCTCGGATACCATTTTTGAGCATCCCCACCAAAATGGAACGCAAATAAGGTCGTTATTCCACAGTGTATGTGATGAACTGGCCTCGGCACCTTGCCCCATGGAACACATGCCCTGCACACCGCTTGCCGGGTAGAAATTACCGTAGTGAGGTGCGATCATGGTTTGTGAAGCCGCAACGATGGAAATTGTTGCTGAAGTTGACAGGTCAAGGGCTGCTGGCGACGTTCTGTCTAATGTCCCGCCGTTAAGGGTTTCATGGACTTGATCACGCACCAGCGTTGTGGCTGCCGACAAATGCCCGACGCCTATTTCACGGTCATTGCCGTCCTCAGCGAGATACCAGAACGGATTATTCTGCCCGATGGCAGTATTTAGTGATATGTGCGCGGCATCAACAGCGCCCGACAGAGTGAGATTGCCCGTACCGCCTGCACTGATTGTTTCTTTTGCAAAATTTGCCAGCATTTAATTACGATCCAGTTTGTTTTCTGTATCGTAGTCAATGCCAGAGCCTTTTTATGTCGGGTTTTCCATATCCGGGTCAAATAACTCCCAAAATTCGCCGCTATCGCCGTCAAGCATGAATTTGTTTGTACCTATGACGTTCTGGCCGAGATTCATCGTTCTGAATTCATCGGCCATAATAAGCGTTTCTTCATCCGTTCCGCCCCGGTAAGAATCCGACACGATGGGGTCGGACTGGTCGCCCATGCTATACCCGTTCGCGTTCATCAGTTCTTTGAGAGCCCACCAGTACGGACCGTAATCCCGGTAACGAGACCGGTCATTACGCAATCTGTCTGCCACAACACCAAGGCCGAATGCCAGCAGGTTATTAATGCCTCGATTCGTAATTAGATTCGCTTTTTTCTCTTCAACCAGGGCTGAAATTTTGTTTTTGTCGAAACGGTATTCTGTAAAATTCATAATCACCTTCCTTATGCAACAATTCTGACGCTGTGAGACTCAAACGATCCGCCGTATTCTCTCTCCAGCGCTTCGTAAACACTGCGCTTGATAATCCATGAATCCCCAGGCGCCGCTGGCAAGTTAGCAGCCACTTCCTTATCCCATGGCTTAATACCTTTCTTGCTACTCACCCAGGCCGCTTTTTCGCCCATGCCTTCAGAGAACTTTCTGATATTGACCAGTTTTGTGAAACTGTATTCTGACTGTATCGCAATCCATTCATTATCGCCGGATGGGCCAGAATCAGAACCGGCTTCGGTTTCATCTATAGGCAACGCATCTATTGCCTTGTTTACAATGTACCTTAGAATAGGTCCAGCCAGATCACTTGGCGGCGTGTCTCCAAAATCGAACCATGGCGCGGCCTGCCTGAAATAATTATCAGCCTGCCCTCTGATTTCCTGCTCTGTAGATCCTGTAAGGGCTGCTTTCAGATCATCTTCTGACAACCGCCTTTGTATCTCGTCTGTCGCCCACACCCTGCCGTCAAGATCATCAATTGTAAGCTGCATTTTATTTGCAATGGCGTAATTAACCAGAGCGCCACGCTTGTTAAGTCCACTTGGTCTCACCTGCACATCAAGATTGCCCGGCACAGTAAAATAACTTCGACTTGCCGACCTGACAACCGAATTTTGTGATTCCTTTATTTTCTGCATGACTGGCGTATCAGCATCATCAATCACGAACGGGAAATACGGTTGCGGCAATATGTAATCGTATGTCGAATATTCAACCAGCACCTCGGTTTTACGACGCTGCGCAACTTCAGGAACAACCTTGTTGAATTTATTGTTAATATTATCTGCGCTGTTGATCTTGTCCTCAATAGCCGCCGCATCGGTTATACACTTATCATACTCGGGCATGCCAGGATAGATTAACTCGCCCTTTTTCAAGAAAACATCAACATTCGCTGAGGCGATATTTTCTCTTTCAGATGAGTATGCAATAGCGTACAAGCCCTGACCACTGAAATACAGCAAGCCGAGATTACCATCGCTAAACCGGCCAAAAGTGCCATGCACCACAGGCTTGCCGTCAATTACTGAGCCCTTGCCATCGGCAATCAGGCGAGCGACTTCTGCCGGTATTCCACCTTTTTCAGCGGCCTGTCGCGTGAAATTGGCCTTTGATTCTTCAATCATGGACTTGGCCATTTCTACTTCTTCTGACCATTCGCGCGCTATATCACTATCTTCATTGACTTCAATTTTGAACGATGGAGATTTTTCGCCGCGAAGCATTTTTTCAAAGTCACTCTCACGGTTAGATACAGAACTCAAATATGCGATCATTTCTTCAAGAGAGTAGACTTTTTCAGGATATCCGCCCCTGAATGTGGAAGATTGCTCTATCTGATTTGTCAGGCCATTTATACGCGCCTCAACTTCAGACAGTATCTGCTCATTTCTAGCCACTGCGGACGCAGTGGCTTTAGGATTGTTAATGCGGGCATTAATTGATGACGCCTGTATTTTCAGTCTTCTCAGCCCCAAAATGCGACCGACTACCATGTTCACAGGGCTAGGATTTTCATCAATGAACGATTTCTGCTTGCGGATCGTGTCAATGTTGATCATCTGTTTATCACGATTCGTTGCTGCGCGCGCCTCGGCTTCTTTGGCTGCTATCGTTTCCTGCATCCTGCGCATTGCATCGGAATCGCCAACGGTATCAATCAACGCTTCCATCTGCTCTTTCGACAGTCCGCCTGTGACGGCAACACTCTCGCCACCGTCAATGTTCATAACGTTACCTATCCAGTCGGCTTTTTTATTGACCATAGACCGCTTGTTAGTGTCAAACGTGCCATCCGCATCATAATGATAGATATTAACGCGCTGCGTCTTGTTACCCTGGCGAACGCCACGACCGTTACGCTGTTCAAGACTGTCAGGGGTCCATCCGATTGTTAGGTGATGGATGGCTTGCGTGCCTTTCTGCAGGTTAATGCCGACTTCGGCCTTTTCATTGGCAATAATGGTGCGGTACTTATTGTCACCTCCTTGCGCATTAAAGCCGTCCTGGACCTCGAGAATTTCATCGGGTGAATTATTGGTTTTCCCGGTAATGATTGCTATTGCACCGGTCGGAACACCGGCACGCTTGGTCAGCAGCCGTTTAATCTTGTTGTGCAACGGCAATATGTCACAGAAAATGATCTGTTTGACGATCGATGAAACGTTTCCATCAGCATCAATACCTCTTGGTGTTGCCTGCTCATTCTGGAAATTCTCAAGCATGGCAGCTAGTTTTGGTGGAACTGTAACGTCGAGATCCAGCCCCGCTTTTTCGGCCATTTTTTCAAATGCTGTTTGCGTGTCTGAATCGATCGTATCAACGACTATGCGCGTGCCTTCAGTGATTCTGGCGCGAACGTGAATTTTAAGCAGTTCAATGCCGTCCCCACCGGCATCCTTGACTATCTTCTTGCCGATAATTGCATCATCGGTAGTCATAGGACCAGGCCGCTGGCGCTCTTCAGTGTATTTTTTCTTGTTGAACTGGTCTATAACAGTTTTTGCCTGACTATCCTGCGCCGGCGCAAAACTATAAAAGGTTGCGCGCTGATCCAATTCAGGGTCGGCGATCAACATGGTCATCTTATTGATCAGGTTGAACGGATGCCCTATCAGGTCCATCGGTTCACCGAAGTGGCTTGCTACAGTCTCGAACGCATCAGGATCGCCCCTGTTCGGCTCTTTCTCGGTTATGTAGTCAATCGCATACCTGAATGCAGCTTTATACACTTTTAATCTGCTGACGATGTCAGGCGTCAGCGTAACCTGAGACTGCTTTTCTTCACGGTCCGGAACAACGATTTGCCCGCCGACGTCCTCAGCGGTTTTGATCGTAGCCACTTCACCTATGGATTTTCTCAATATGCTTACGTTAGTCAGCCCGACAAAAACATCTGTCGTTCTTGACACTCCGTCCATGGTTACATCATCCTGATTCTCTTTCTGAACAAAGATATCCATGAAATTGTCAGAGCCCCGTATGCCCAGGCACATGTCATTTACGCGGTCATGTCCAACGGCCAATGACAACATTGAATAAATCTCAAGCGGGCTGTTAGTAATAGGTGTGGCGGTCAGCATCATAACGCCGTCGCCCAATGGCGATTTGCCTCGTATGTACCAGGCTTTTGCCTGCGCATCCAGACCGCGTTTGGATGCGGGCGACAGTGACAGGAATTTAGCGCCCTTGAAGTCGAATACCTGGCTTGAATTCTTGAAAACATGCCCTTCATCGATCACGATACTATCAACGCTCATATCCTCAAGGTATGGCGCACTACCAGTCTTGCTGGACAGGATAGCCATCAATCCTGATTGTTTGCTCTTGTTGCGCTCATCTTCTTTTTTATCTTCACTTTCCGCGAAACTTGCATCGACTCTGCGCAGATAGCGCTCGTAATCTTCAATTGTTTCATCGCGTAACCGGATACGCTCAAACGCTTCAAGCGTCATGAAAATCTTGTTGTGCCGATTCTCCATAATCGCGGTCAAATCCTCATCAAAATTCGATGATTTAACAACCGCATCGCCGTTTTTGTTCTCTCTCAAGCCGACAAACAGAGTGCCGTCCATGCTTTCATACGCGCGCGAAGCTTCTTTTCTCCAGTTCGATAGAACTGAATTTGGAACAACGAATAGGGTTTTCTGTTTTACGCCTATGCTTTGCACGTATTGCACAGCAGCAAGAGCCTGGAAAGTTTTGCCGAGCCCGACGCCGTGACCATTGATGCCGCCAAAATCACGACTCATGCGCCTTACAAAAGCATTCTGGTACCCATGCAACTTAATTTCATCACCCATTCCAGGGATGGGCACTTCAGATTCGTCATCAACAGACCTGAAGCGCAATTTTGTCGGATCTGACGCGGTTTTCTCCATGCGGTCCATGATTACCCGGTTCCCACGCACCCACCCGTTAAACTGCTCATTCGCAGTATTAATCATCTTGCGCAGTTCTCGCAGTGCTTCGGCGTCGTTCATATCCAGCTTGACGCCGCCGAGCGTCATCGTGCCGTTTTTCAGATAATCACCGATACGGTTGAGTAGCTTTTCATTGTCACTCAACTTGCTGCTAGGAACGTCAATATCAACACGTTTTTGGCCTGTTTTTTCATCGAAAACTACCGCAGCTGACGAGTGAACAAACCGGCGCAGAAATTCTGCTTTTTCTTCATGCGTCACATAAGGGCTGAACAAATTAAAAGTCAGTTTTGTGACGTCTACCTTGTCGACACGGCTTTCCGCGTCCATCTTCTGACGTAACAGTTTCGCGCGGACCTTATCATCGGTAGCCTGAGCAATTTCGGCATCCACGCGCCTTATAAAGTCGGCATAGTTACCGACATAGTAATCATCCGCCTTGGTAACTGAACGACCATCAGCCGAGACACACCATGCCGGATCTTCAATCGGGTTAAAGTCATCGCCATATAACCCCTTGGCGTCATCAAGCGACACCCAAATTGATTTTGTCTTGTAGCGAAGTCCCTCAAAACCGGAATCAGCCGTAATTTCTACCGGTGTCACAGACTGTTGCACATCACCGCGCCATATAGCCGAGAAGCCGGTTTTCTTCTTGTAGTGCGTGCCGATCAGGTTCAAGCCGTCCTTAATCTTTCCACCCAACTGAGACGGCCTGCTTTTTGCGACACTAGATGTAACTTGCATGGCGTCTGACAATGCGGGGTACTCGTCAAGGTAGTTGACGCCTACCTCGTCACCAAGCCGCTCTTCAAGGACCTGCGCTACCGACAGCCCCACAATACCAGCGTTCCAGTATTTACCACGATCCCCAACATCCGCCAGCCTTCCAAGTTCTGCCATTGCGCCGCGTAACCATCCTGGAATATCGAGCGATTGTGACGTTTCCTGCATGTGCGATATGAATTCAACAGCAGATTTGTACGTGACTTTTTCTGAGAATGCGGCATAAGGCGAAGCCAGCTTGTGAGCCATATCAAGCATCACCGTACTATTCTCGCTGCGTTGCAGCGGCACCCATTGGCCGTCTTTCATTTGCAGAGTCTGGCCTGACTGGGTGATAGTGTCACCATCACGGTAAATGATCATCTGTGTTTCTGTGGTGTCCAGCATTCCCCAGTCAATCCGGGAATCAGGGAAGCGCTTCAGCATGCGCCCGATTTCTGCAACACTGGCCGGATTTAAAACCCGGTCAACGTCACGGAACTTGTTCGGGTCCTTTGGAACGAATTCGCCAAGGATGAACCTCTTGCCGTCAGTATCGAAGTAACGGCCATCGATGAACGTCTGCCACTGTACGTTTGCATCGATCAATGTTTGTGGCGATTGCTCTCGCAGTTCAGAGATTTTGTCCAGTGTTTCTCGGTTAAATTTACGATACACGACAACATCGGTCATCGTATCCGCACTGGCGGTACCAAAAACAGAATTTGGCAGCCGGTATGCGCCCAGGAATTCGGCCATGTAACTTGATTTAAGCCGCAATTCCTCTTCTTTACCACCTTTGCCTGAGACAACCCTTGGCGGAGTAATAAAAGCCGCCAATCCGCCCGGTTTTAGCTTCTCCAGTGATCGTAAAATAAAGTAATTCTGCAGCGGCTCTTTCTGGTACCGGTTGTCGTGCAACTGGTTCCCGCCACGGTCAGCAACGCCGCCAAACGGGACATTGGTTATGATCGCGTCGTACTCTTCATCCGGCGTGTTTGCGGCCACTTTTTCAAACGGCGACACCATGGCCTTGTATCCGGGTCCGCCGTTTACAAGCTGGTTAATACGACCGCTTGTTTCGTTCAGTTCAATGGCGTCAATGGCGGCATTCTGAGGCGCAACAGCACCGAATATGCCTACTCCAGCGCTTGGATCAAGGACCTTGCCGCCACTGAATCCCAGTTCGCGCATCAGATCCCACATGCCCTCGGCCACAGGCTTAGGTGTGTAATACTCATACGCGCTACCTTTTTTGCCGTCAGCACCGATTAATGCGCCACCGGTACCGGAATACTTGGCAAGGGCTATTTTCTGTTCTTCAGTAAGCCTTTCGCCGTCGATTTCGCCAGAATCTATCTTATTCAATATCTCGATAGCTATCTGGTTATCTTTTTTGCGCTGCGCCGGTTTTCTGTTCGGGTCGAAGTCGTAAAAATGCGATGTTTTCGTGCGCGGCGCCTGCAGATCGCCGTCATCAGAGACCGGCTCGGGGCTCTTGTCCTGCGGCTTCGGTGTTGACACTCCAAGGCGCATCAGCAGGGCATTTACCTGACTTGCGGCCTTTATCTTCTGCATCGGACCGGTTGCCGCTTTAAGTTCTGCATTGGCTTTGGAAAGCTGCGCAGTCAAGCGGATACGCTCAATTGGCGATAGGTTTGCATCATCAAATATTACCGACAAAACGCTCATTATTTATTATTCCTTTATTGCAATAATTCTCTTGATTTTCTGGCAACGTATTCCCCATAGGCATTAGCTGCCTGTATGACAAGTTCGTCACTTTCTCCAAGGCGATTCGCGGCCTGTTCGATTTGTTCTGCGAATTCTTCTGAGTCCATGTCTGCGGTGCCGTTGATTACGGATTGAAGAAACGCTCTAGCAGAATCGGTATCTTTGTTGCCGTCGCCATTAAGGTCATTAACAACAGTCCGCTGAATGTCTTTGTACATGTCGCCGGATTCTTGGTCATCGGTACTGCCCGAGTTTTTAATATCACCAACCGTTTTAGGCGTCCAATAGAAATCCAATTCCACGCCGCTATCAATCAATTCCTGAATGCTGATATAACCAAGTTCGCCACCATCACCATACAAATCAGCCAGACCAAATGCCTGCAACTGCTCATCCTCCATATCCTTTTCGGTGATGTACCAGTCAGCCGATCCCTTGAAGTAATGTAAATGAACCACCGCCTCATCGCCCAAGCCGTCCTGACCGTAGGTTTGGGGCATATTTTTAATGATATTGGCGATTTCGATCAGTTTGTCTTTGATGAACTGCCCCTCTTCACCGCGAATTCCGGAAGCAAAGGCAGCCAATTGGGATTTGCCTATAAATTGTTTGAGTATCGGCATTACTGCGTTTACGTCGGCCAGGGTACTTTTTGCTTCTGGTTGCGGTTCTGGCTGCGGGTCTGCCTCCTTGCCTTTCTCGCCAGAATTCAGCGCCTTGTTAAGCATTGATAATGCTTCAGAGTATGGCTTGCCGTTGAGATCGCTAATTTTTTGATCCAAATATTGCTTTCTAACATCAGGCTCAAGCTCCATATATCTTTCACGCAGCCTTTCAGGTATGGCATTCTCAACCATGGTATCCAGAACTTCTTTGGGTTGCTGAATGATTATCCACGCATCCAGGCTGTCATTATTTTTTGCATTTGACTCGGCAAATTCATCCGTGGGGTCGATGGCCGCGTAGAATCTGCCATGTATAAATTCATCCTGGAAGGTCTTTGTACCCATAATAGGGCGCGGCGCGTTCATTAATACCCATCCATCAGGGACGCTCTCAGATATAACCCCAGTTTGGATAAAGTTTGTTTTGATATTAGATACAGCAGACTCAAATCCAGAGCCGGATGGCGTGGTTTTTGTTTCTTCTGGACCATCATCGCCATCAACATTTTTCGCTGCAACCCCCAACAATTCACGAATCTCCTTAATTCTTTTAACAAGTCCAAGCTTCTCCATCCCGGACTTGGCCGCTTCCATGGCCATCCGCAGCGATCCAAGTTCTCGCACATGCCTTAGCTTCTCAGCACCGCTTATCGCGTCAAATATCAGCATAGTGTCAGTAACAGAGTCGAACTCTGCAGGCTGGTTATCAATGTACGGGTATTTCTTTTTCATTTCCGGCGTGCGTAGCAGGTTGCGAGATCCGGAACTACGCGCACGCTTGGTAAAGTAATCATTGATTACGCGCGCATCGTGGGCAAAATCGGCAAGCCGCTGCCTTTGCTCTTGGGTGGCATCTGGAATGCCTGCTTTGCGATTTACGGCCACATCAATTAATCTACGCAAGATTTGCTGCGCACTTTCTTTGTTCATTGTCATTCTGCCGCCAGCAAAGCCCATTAAATCTTGCGGGACTTGGGCTGTAGTAGCATCTGACCTTATGAAATCACGGAAGTATTTGAGCAAATCTGCCGTGGCTGACACGGCATTTTTATCAAGGTCCAGGTAAACACCGCCAGCGGCGTCATAAACTATGCTGTTTTGTTCCATTTCAAACTCCTTTTCTTTGGCTTCCTGTTCAAGAAAGGCGTTTTCTGCCTCGTATTCAATCAGGTCATCGAATGGCGGCTTAACCGTTTGCTTGCTGGTCCAGTTCAGCCCATTTCTCAGCGGCCTTGCCGATCAATTCGTCATATTCACTGCCCATACCAGCATCGATCAGCGCTTTGGCTGAGGCATCGATCTCGTCAAGCAAATCCATCAGGTTTGCGGCATCTTTCGCACCGTCTATGACTGATTGCAGGAAGGCTTTGGCGGCGGTTATTTCTTCTGATTCATTGCCGCTATTTCCATCATCAACCGAAACAGCGTCATCAATCTCTCCAGCTATCTGTTCAGGGGTTCTTGACAGGTCATCAACTATGGTTGCAATCTGGGCGATGCCGCCTTCTCTGCTATTTGAATTAACAGAAACGGTAAAACCAACAATGTTGGCGCCAGCCCCGACTTGCTTGTAACTAAACGATGCCTGATAAACAACACCACCCAACGTTTTACTTAAAGACGTGGCGCCATTCTCTCCATCCCAGTCTACATAGCGAAGCGCATTGCGTACCGCAACAATCCGTTCTTGGAAAAACGAATCCAGCACATCCTGATACTGAATCTGCAAAGACTCATCGGCCATGATTGTGGCGTAGCCTTCGGGTGATGTAGGGTTTAACGATCCAGCACCGCTATTTCCTGATTCATCAATCAGATCAAGCAACTTGTCTAGCCTGGTGGCGTGGTTTATTTCGTGGCCTGCGTCATTAACCGCCTTCCAGCCGTTTATATACTTATGCTCTACTTCTGTTATTTTGTAACCCTTGTACCCGCCAGCATTATTTATTGACTCGAATAGCAATTCTCCGCGATTTGCCATCGTGTCATTTTTTCTAAAATATTTAACAGCCGAATTCCAATCAGGGGTCCAGTCATTTTTAAATAACTCAACCATATTTGTAAGGATTTTCGGCTGATAATCCAGGAAGCTATCGTCATCAATGCCACCCGGTATTGCATCGGCCTCAAGAAGTAATAAATACCTATGCGCCCTACCTATACCGCGCCATTTTTCTTGAGCAGAATTCAGGTCCGCTTCATACTGCTTTTGCAGTGTATTGCCTTTGCCGAAAACAACCCGTTCAATCTCTTCAGCAATCTGTTCTGCAGTCTTGCCAAGATCGGTTTTAACCCTTCCAAAGTCCCCCCAAACACCGGAATCCTCGTCCAGAAATTCAACTGTGAACAGATCGCTACTGCTTCCAGATACACGATAATTGCCCATGGTCATGGCTGAACCATCCTCAAATCCATTCCAGCCTCGCTTGGAAAGTGCCTCTCTGACCGCAATATGCATATCCTCAAGGCTTCTGTCCCGGTCTTCAACTTCGATTTTGAGTGCGTCGCGTTCGTTTTCAGCCTTTTTGAGCTCCGCCTCCAGCGACGCGATTTCATCTTTCAGGCTTTGAATGTTTTGCATGCACTCCGCACGTCTCGCGTTCGCGCGCGCGAATCCTGCGCTGTTTTTCTCGGCCAGCTTCATGATTCGCCGCGCAACCTCTCGAACGTTCAGATCCTGCCCGCGCTCAGGTGCCACAACGATAGTTATATCTTTTTTATTCAGCATCCACTTCCAGGAGATAACCTCATCCGTTGCCGCCATTTTCTTGGGCGTAACATCCGGATTGTGAAGGTAGATAGTTATTGTCTGGCCGTCAGACAGTTCGTAAACAACCGCCACATTTGCGACATTGTTACGTTTGAACGGCTCGGAAATCTGCATCGATACCGGCTTCAGGTCCTTGCCTGTGCGCTCCATGATTCCCTGCAGTATTTCCATCTTGCGCTCGAGTTTCGCGTATGGTGTAACCAACGCATCGAATGCCAGAACGCCTTCAGAGTCCTCGATAATTTCCTGTATTGTTACCGGGTCCATAATCAGCTTTTCGCTTGAATCGGATCTGCGTATTTCATACAAAACATGGTCAAGCGTGCGGCCATTCAGTGGCATGGCATCGTTATTCCAGTAGACTCTTTGTGTCATGGCTTCCAGTCCTTCATGTGGTAAGTCGGTTTTGTTGATAGGGCGGCTTTTATCACCGTTTTTAAGCCACCATTTAAGTTGTGGCACTGTCATCCGGACAATGCTGCCTAAGCCGTTCCAGCCGCGCTCATAACTGCCCATATAGGCGTTTACAGCGGATTCCTGATCATAAAAAGCGATAAGGATCTTATGCTCATCAAAACGGCCATTGATGTGTTGGTTGACCGCGTACACGTACTCGGCATCCGGGAAAACGCCCACAAAACAGTCAACGCCGTCACCGTCAGCGCCCTTGGTACCGCTCAGGTATCCATAATGAGCCGCAAGCCGAGAAGTCCAGCGTTTGCCGGTTTTCTCGTCTATGCCTGTGCGGTACGTGTTGCGGGGTTGTTCGATAGCAATCGGTATGCCGTGAAGACTGAAACGCCCTTTCTTGTAATTACCGGCCTTGCATTGGGCGTCAGTGGGTGTCGGGGTAGAGTTATTGCCGAAAGCGCCGCTATTTGCCATTTCTTCAAGATAGTCAAAATGCGGCTTGTACGGCTTATAACGCTTGGATGCTTCCTCTAATTCGGCATGTGATATAGGCATAAGGTCAACATTCTAAATTTGCAAATTCAGTGTTGAATCTTATGCTCTCGGGAATGGCTAAATGGCGTGGTTTTCCTATTCGTTGAGACTCATATTTGTATCGATATGAGCCTCAAAACCGGTTTGTTACTAATAGTTAAGCTGCAAGCTTCGATCTTAATTCAGCGATTTCCCCATTAACAATGTCGATCGCCTCTTTCAACGCATCGCGCTTTTCGGTCAACGTTTGTTCCATTTTCGGCGCTGCTGTGCGAATTCCAGCGGGCGGCTTGACCTTTGTTCTGGCAAGCAGTTTCTGGAATTTCGCCCGGCCAGAATCCAGCGCCTTGACGATCTCATTGACCGCCGCCTCATGGTCATCCTGATTTTTGATAGGAAGCGGCTTTTTGTTCAGTAACACCTGAAAGATATCGCCGGTCTGCTTTACCCTGAGCACTACAGTCTGCGAATCCGCGAAAGTCAGCATAATCTCACGATAACTCACACCAGCCGCACGTTTTACGCTGGTTGTAACGTCACTCTGCACGACATTCGCTCCCTTGCGCGCGAACTGCCTTTCGATAATCTTACTGGCCTTGTCGCCGGTCGCCATGTCCTGAAAACTGAATAGCATCTTTTTCATCTGCACCCCCTTATTCTGGTAATAGATTGTTGTAAATAAATGACAGCAGCTTGTTTACATCTATCATTCCATTGACTATTAATTGTTCTTTCGGAGGTATAACTGGCGGAGCAACATACTTCACCCAAACCTCCGAATCAAACCATGAATTCGGTGAATTAACGTAGATATCGTTGGTTGATGTTATGTGAATGTTGTCACTAACGTTCACAACCATATCCGTTCCTACATTGAATTCAAGTTCTGTATTAGTCGTCATTACAGCGTCACTCAGGGATGTCAGATCAATGTAGTGGTCATGGTTAATGCACTTGTCGACAACCAGAACAAAACCCTTGGTGACACTTGTGCAAGTCGGGTAATTAGTCGGATCACCCGGCAAATCAAATTCGTCAATACTGCCGGTCATATTATTAATAGTCCTGTAGCTGATTTAAGAACAATCTGCGAGTTGAGTGACCAGATAAGTATCCGGTTATTACTTTTTATTTCTGTTCTGTTGCCAGTCTGCGTATTGAAGTTGCCACCGGACATGATGAAGGTGTTTGATCCAGCCTGGCACTGCAGATCATCGCCAGCTTTCTGCCGAATATCATTTCCGGCAAGATGATTGATCAAAATATCGGCAATCGCTTCTATGTTTTTATGATGCCACCGGCGCCAATCAATCGAATTTCCTGCCTGCGGGTTACGGTACCCGGTAATAACCGGATATCTCGAATCCCCGCCGATAAACTCAATCCAGACAGTATCTCCCGGCAGAATCTCTATCTCGGTAGTAAATTCCCCTTCACGAGATTTGTCGCCAATGGAATACTTGATTTCCGCTTCCGGCAAAACATCGCCGCCATCAGTTAAGCCTGGTATTTCAATACGACATGTACGGCGCTCCTGGTTATATGAATTGACTATTCCCGGATAGATACCGGGCATGTATCCGTATTCATTCATCATTCCTGTAAATCCCCAAGCCAGAGTTTTGTGTACTGATCGCTTCCACTGCCATCCGTGCCACTGAAAAAGGCGTGTGCTGCCGTGATAACGCACAGCGGATCAGCCCCCACTATATTGACCAGATCACCGGCCACAATCCCGGCAGCAAGGTTTATTTTCGATGTTTTACGCTGCACCAGGCACGTTGACATGTTGCGCAACCGCTGAATATTCTTGAAAGGCGCATACCGAACGCTCCTGGCATCCTGACGATCGCCAAATACAAAACTTGCATCGTCTTTCAGCGAATAAAACCAGGGTATTTCATGCCGCTCGATAAAGCCGCTATCAATGTCATCGGAAGCATTGTCCGGCAGGTCCATTTCTGCTTCCTGACTGAACAAATCGGCAAGCCTGAAAAAAGCCAGTCTGCCATCTTTCCAGCGCACAATGCCACCCTCTTCTTGCAGCACCCTGTTGATATGAAAACTCGGAGTATCACCTGCCAGGCAATAAAAACGCGGCACAGGGAAGTCACCATCAACCGACTTGATTGACGCGCCTGCAGCGCGATACAGCGACGACAGGGATACGTTTTCCTTGATAATCGCCCTGCCACGGACAAACGAAACGGTATGGCATGCATTCAATAACGCGGTTATCTGAATTGCATCCATTTCACGCCTGCCTTGCGACACCCGGTTAAGCACTTTGGTCGATTTGATAATGCGCAGTTCATCGCCCTGACCGCCCAGGGTGATTATTTCACCTTCAGCCAGACGGTCGGCCATGTCTTCATCTATCCGGATCTCGGCTTCAAGCGTTACCGGTATCGGCGACATGTCAGAACGAACGACGGCTGACTTTATGAGGTCGCCTCGAATCTGATTGCCGTTATTAAGATATAAAATCACCAGTCTTACACCGTAACAACATGCTGCAAAAACGCTTTTTTTGGTAGATCCATTTCATACTGCGTTATTTCCTGCCCGATCTCGCTTGACGACCTGCCGAACGTGCTCGGACCAAGACCTACGGTTGACTCAAGGTGCAGCGCAGTTTCACGCTCCATGTAGAGCACGAATAATGGCCGTATTAACGCCCATTCAGAATCATTTAACTCGGTATCAGCCGTGATTTTTGGAACTGGCGACGCATCGACATGCGCTTTAAGTTCAGCGTAACCGGCATAGAACACCGTGGCAGCGACCGCTTGAGCAAGAGCAATAGGTGTATCCAGCATGTTGGATATCATTCGCTCTTGCAGCAGGTAATGATCAACGCGATCCGAGATCGATTTCATTAGGTGTAGTCAGAGCTATTGCCAGGTATGATTTCACCAAAGTAGTGGAAAAAAAGAGTCCCGGTAAACATCAACGGTTGCGCTCTGTTCTCCCAGTCACGATCTGGATTATCAACTTGCATGAAGCAGTCCACGATGCGTTTAGCTTTCAAAAACCGTTGCGGCGTGCCCTCATATATTGTTGCGTTGAAGTATCCACCTGATGTCAGCAGATTGATCAGCATATTATCAATGTGACCTTGAACGGTCTCAAACATAGAGATAGCGCCCTGACCGGCTACTTTTGCTTGTTGCGCCTGCCAGCGTGTAGTTCCTAGCGGCATTGGGATCTCTATTTCACCGCCATGCGACAATTCAGGCCACGGCACTTGTTTACATAGCAGGTAATTCTGCTCAAATCCTTCGATTTCAAACGCAAAGTCGCTCGAAATAACCTTGGCGCCATGCGCCTTGGTTACATCGTAATATCCTTTCAAATACTGCGCATTGTTTATGGCCATGATCTGTTTTCCCTATCAGAATTTCACAAATATCGATAGGCAAACTTTATTTCACCGGACTTTCTGCAAACGCGTGGTTTTCCGGTTTTGGATAGCAAAAACCGCCCGGAGGCGGTTTGGATCTACATTTGCAATTTCAGGTCGCTAATTTGTTAGCTTGATGGTGTTTGGCTCACCAAGGCGGACAAAACTGGTAACTGGATTTTTGTTACGAATATTTCTTAGTGTTGCTAAGAAATTGACGGTCTGCAATTGCTCTGTATATAGACAGTATCATGTTACTGTGAAGTGTAGACTTTTCCTCTTAAAGGTAGCAAAAAATTAACTAGTGTTATAGACTTATTATACTTTCTTTCTAGAATGTATGGTTGAAATACAGAACCCTTATAATTGTTTGTTATGTTGGATTGAATAAAGAACCCTTTGGTTGCGATAGGTTGTATATGCGACATTGTTAAAGGAGTGACTAATGAAAAAATTAGCGGTTATTTTTCTTCTGGCGATATCTGTAAGCTCAGCGGAAGCATTTGCAGAAATAGATAACTGTCCAGAATATCCTGCAAATGTGACTACTGATTGGGATGGAAAAGTTGGCGCTTTTATAAAACAGTTAAAAGGCAATGGGGTCGGCGCAAATATAGAAAGCAGCAAACGTAGTTTGCTGAGCAAAGGAAATGAAGAAAACTATCGAAATCAATTATATTTGGCGACACTTTGTCGAGAAGCAAAAACAGACCCCAAATTTAAAGAGTTGTACCGAGAGTTTTTAGCTTCCGTGAGAGAAGAAGGAAAACCAGAACAGTCAAAAATATCTTTCGAGCGACCAACAGCAGATTCTCAGACACAGATTTGGCCGACCCATGCTCCATACTCAGAGATAAAAGAAAATAATGAGTGTGACTATAATAACCCAGGCACATTTGTATGTACATCGGCTGTAAGTAGATGGTGTAGGAAGCAAGGGTTTGCAGGTGGCTTCGCCCAAGAGTTCAACAGCAATATAAGTTTCTATGTGATTTGTGTTAAGTAATTTACATGAACCGACATGCTAGTGTTAACGAACTGCACCTTATATATAAAATCATTACGTGCCTTATCCGAGTAAGCTTGGTCGTAACGATGCCTCCGTCCAAGTAACACGAGGGGCTACAAATACAAACTGTTAATCATTCGCTGAAATATAAAAACATTTTATTTTTTAGACAACGAGTTAATTCCTATCAGCCGCCTTGCTAGCACCCGGCGGCAGAGCGGAACACAAAAAATATGGCGCTGATTGGTATCATGACCCAACCAGCGCTTCAAATCTCCAAACACCCGCTCAAAAAATCACCCGTTCACCGCCACTTCAGTAATCTCCGGTGGAAGCAGCTTTGCCAATTTCTCAAGACCTTCAGGTGTTACTCTGGCCTGTGGCGTAACTTTCTCTGTTCCGTCCGACCTCAAAACGGTGGTCGATTTATGCTCCATCAACCCCCTGTTGAGTTTGTCCTGATACGCACAGTAATACGCACATCCGATGCGCTTGTATATCCAGTGATGACGCTGTAGCCACGAAAACAGACTCTTAGGCTTGACCTGCAGAGTCTTGGCCGCATCAGTGATACACAATGAACCCTCAGCCTTTGAAATCCGGCTCAATGCTTCGGAATCCGCCGTCAATTCCTTGTTCTTTTCTTCCAGCGCCAGAACTTTCTCCGTGTAGCTTAACAATAGACCGCGCATCGCCGAAGGATCATTTAATACTTCATGCACATCAACCGGCTTCGGTTCTCGCGCAATACGCTCGCACTCAATGAAATATTGCCGGGCTTGTTTGCCTTTTTCGTTGCGTTCGACCATTGATAGTTCTTTGGCCATGTCCAATGTAATATGATATTCGGTGATTTTCACATTTTTACGCTCCCCAATTTTGGGGAACGTTAAAACATAATCTCTATCTTCAATAAAATCATATTGATTGATTCTGTCTTTGATCCACGTTGAAAAATCTTTCCCAACTTCCAAAAATTCATGCAACTCCCGCGCCTTCACAGTCTGAATACTCTCACCGTTAATTTCTGACCGCGATACTGGTATCAATGATTCTTGATTCAGTTGATTAGCATTCATTTTTTAATTCCTTTATCCAGTTCAAGAAATGTAGGCTCAATCTTGCCGTTCCGGCAGAGCGCCAAATCAGCGTTTTTCCGCTTATGTTCTTGCGGGAACGGAATGACTTTGCATTTCGCCATGGACTCACCGAGCAATCTGCGTATTTCTTGCATCACGGCTTCAGGGCCAATACCCACTTTTACATGCCTGACAACATTTTTTTCTGCTTCGGTAGCGGTGGCAAGAAAATGATGAAATTCGTTAATGGCTCTCTGAATGCGCATTTCATGGGTCAGGTATATTGTCTTTGCGCTTGGTTTTCTCTTAGCCATGAGGCACCTCCCCGAAACTGAATGCCTGACCGTTCACACATAAACGCTGGATTGCATCGACCGGTATGGAGCGATAACCGCCCTTTTCCATATCGAAGACGGTTAACAAGTTGTGATGCTTCGCGTTGTACGCTTTATCACCGCCGCGCAGATGTTTTTTGACACCTAGCCGACAAATCATTTTTCTCAGTTCGCCATTACTGCGTTTGATAAACTCGACTGAAAATATGGTGCCGTCAGATACGAGGTTTTTTAGGTTCTTCAGGTTAAGGCGAGTTGGAGCAGCAGATTGTGATGCTGAAACTTCAGTTTCAATCTTCTTGATTGCGTCTAGGCCGGCCTGAATGCCGTTGTTCTCGTAATAATATCCGGATGGATTCGCTGTATTGCCTATCGCTTCTACAACGGCGTTTTTCTCTTCCCGAGTCAACGCACTTTCGTTGACCAAAATCACAGCATTGGAACAAGCAATCGCGTTTTGAGATTCAGAGTTACTGGATGACTCAGCCAGCAACACTGACAGCTTATTGGATAGTTCTGTATACTTTGTAGCAGCCATTTTCAACTCCTGAGTAGTTGGTTTTGGTTAGAGCCTGATTGGTGTTCCCGCACCTTTCAGGCTTGTTTTTTCCGTTACGGAGTAATAATATTACGCTTAGACGCAAATTAAGTCAAACTTTATTTACGCTATAGCGTATAATTATTACTATGACGCCAAAACAATGTAAAATGGCTCGCTCTGGATTAGGTTGGACAGTAAGTGAGTTAGCTCAACGAGCAGGTACAAGACCAGCAACAATTAGCAACTTCGAAAGAGGTGGCACTGCTCTAACAACGACTGCAGAATTATTAAAAAAAGCCATTTTATCTACTGGCCGAGTTACATTTAATGGAGAAAACTGCGTTTGCGTGGAGGAGGAGTAATTTTTAAATGACGAAGTCAGACTGTTTCAATAAAATCTCTGCGTATTCTGACAATTTTTGATATTGAAACGCCCACTTACGACCCTGCAGGGACATTCGTCGTGATCAGTCGCCTTTTGAGTATTAATTATTCATGCCAGCTAGTGCTCCTTCACGAATCCAATGATTTAACCGGGACAAATGTTAACGATATATTGAGGAGTCACACCTATTCTATATATCGACCAGTTGTTGACTTACAGCAATGGACAAAATAAGATTTTTTAAACAGTATATCCTGTCGGGTTCTGTGTTTATTACAGGCATCATCGTCTCAGTCGTCATCCATACTTTAGTACTTGAGAACAAAAGCAATCAAAGCGATATTGCGTTTAAGGCCCTAGCCAGCAACTGTGCCAGCGCCATAGTCGAGGGTTTCTCTCATACTTTGTTCGCTATTGAATCCGTAGGTGCCCTGTATGGCTCTTCGCAGAACATTTCCTTTAGTCAATTCGACGCGTTCGTTACACCGCTACTTGAGCGTTTCCCAACCATTACTGCACTGAGCTGGGTCCCTTTGGTCAAGCACAACGAGCGCGAAGATTTCGAACGGACCGCCCGACAGCTGTTTCCCGGATTCCGCATTACTGAAAGTGACGAGCAAAACGAAATAGTAAACTCAACCACGCGACAGATATACTTCCCCGTATATTTCATTCGCCCCTATGAGGGCAACGAAGCTGCGCAAGGCTTTGATCTTTACTCGAACCCTGTTCGGCGTGCTGCTATTGATCATGCGAGCGACAGTACGAAAACTACCAGCACTGCACGACTTCGTCTGGTCCAAGAGAACGGTGATCAACATAGCGTATTAATTATCCATCCCGTATTTCATCATAGTATTTCTGCCAAAGACCAACGTAAGCTCATGGGCGTTGCGTCTGCCGTGTATCGTATCGGAGACGGCGTGGAAAAAGCCTTGTCGCATGTACACTCTGATGGCCTGAATATCTGGTTGTTTGACCGTTCTTCCGAACCTGACAAGCAATTTCTATACTTACACACACCGGAAGATCAGGAAACAAAAAAGGAAGAAATGGAAACCATGCTAGCTGATAACACTAGAAAATACGTACATGAATTCAAACTAGGCGAACGTAACTTTGAATTAATATTAACCCCAGCATCTGACTATTTCACGCTCGATGAAGGCTATGATATTTGGTTGCCTTTGATCCTTGGACTGGGATTCACTAGTTTGCTTGCCGCCTATTTGTCACTCATACGCCGTCGGTCCCAGGAGCTAGCAGCCGGTCAACAAGTCCTTGAACAGCAAATAAACGAGCGGGTTAATGCAGAAAAAAAACTACGGGAAGCAAATCAAAGCTTGGAAGAGCTTAGCCGCAAAGACCACGTAATGGGGCTAGCGAATCGGCGTTATTTCGACGAGCACCTTCAAAATGAATGGTTGCGCGCCACTCGAGATGGCACTTCTCTATCGCTGCTTATTGGAGACGTTGATTTTTTCAAAGCCTATAATGATACATATGGCCATGTCGCTGGAGACAAGTGTCTTCAAATAATAGCAAAGATTCTATCCGATGTAGTTGATCGACCAGGTGACCTTGCGGCACGTTACGGCGGGGAAGAAATAGCCGTCATATTACCGTCCACATCAGAGGCCGGGGCCTACAAAATTGCCGAGAGCATACGTCTCGCAATAGCTGAAATGGCGTTGCCCCATGAGCAATCCCCGATAGCCAAGGTGGTATCGATGAGCATAGGTTGTGGAACGGCTTTACCGAAACAAGGAAGCTCGATGGAGAACTTTATTCGGGCAGTAGACGATGCTTTATATTGCGCCAAACAGAAAGGTAGAAACCAAACAGTAGTCGCTGAGTAGGCAAAAATGAGGTTACAGGTCCAAATATTTTTGCTTTAACTTCGGTGCGATACCAGACACTCCGCCGATATAGAACTCGAAGGTTCGCTTTTGGCCGAAGGAGACTCTAAGCAGTCGGCGGGTGAGAGAATCCATTTTCAACAGAAATAATGCCTCAAATCACCAGCAGACAAAGCGTAGCGTGTTTTTGTGAAATAATCGAGCGATAGCGAGTGCACAAAAAGGCGCGTAGCTTTGACTGTCTGAGTGAATTTGAATTGTTAGGCTTCTTTTATATGATACATTTTGTATCTCAACAAACCAGCAAAACCAATACCAAATAACATCATCGTTGTTGGCTCAGGCACTGAAACAATAGATAAATCCTGATCAACATACGTGCGGAAATACATATCTCTTCCTCCAGCACTGCACCACCCACAGTCTTGCCCAGTATTTTGATCCCATGTTGCAAAGTACCCCCCGCCAGTATAAAAATCACCTAATGAAGAGTGTGGCCCCCAAAACACAACGGATACATCACCAGTTGACCAAGGATCGTCTGTAGAGGAGAGAACTAATGCAAGCTGGTCACCTGCATTTACGACAATATTGCTGGCCAAAAAATCAAAGTGCCAATCAGTTGGGGAGGATGTAATTAAACTTGGACCACTTAGTGTTGAGGAACCTAATATATTAGAATCATCTGGAAAACCGTTAGTATCTAAAGACTGGATAGATACAGTTATATCTGGGTCACTTCCTAAGCCTTGAGCTAGTATATCGATCCCAGTAAATAAGCCAGACATCCCTACCGTGAATGTTTGTGCCAACCTATTTACGTAAGTAATATTATTAGTGCCCCCACCATTGACAGTTTGCGACTGATCAATTACCGGTATAGCATTACTTGGTATTGGTAATAGTAATATCACTCCGAAAACTGCGCTTATTAAAGCCTCTATTTTTTTCATTTTACAATTCCTTGTTTAATGTTCTTTGTTTATTTTAATTGCCTTGTTCTTAAATCTAGCAGTAATTTATCCTCCGTACCTAATCGAAAGCCTAACAGTAAGTAACAAAGAAAACACCAGCCCCAAACGGCGCATTTGCAGTTGAGCGCAGCAAACGAAAAAATGCGTCCGAATTCACGGCCTTGTTAGGCCACGTTTGACTAGGGAGTTACCTCGTTTGGCGAGAAAAAGCCTATTCTCGTCAGCGCCTGAATGCTTCCCATTGGAATTTCAGTATAGCCTGTCATTGGGTCCATCATCAAAAAATCGATCACACCGCGCCGGATTCGAACGCCGTAAATCACGCGCGTATGCATTACAGCCCCTGTCGAATTGTCTACTATGATAACTGGCTTACGATCCCTCAAGAGTTTCAAAACATTTTCAGCGCGTACTTTCTTTCCTACATGCACTTCTCTGAACCGAAGGTCTGTTCCAACCGGACTCATTAAAGCAGCGGTAGAAATATCGCCAGCCGGTTTAAGGTGAGCCGCATACTTCTTCTTGAGGTCCGCGACTGTTAGCCGGGGGCGTCCAGGCCAAGCCCCTTGTAAAACTGATTCAAGACTTGCCGCCCAGCAAAGGTTTAAGATTCCCTGTTTTACCCACGGCGGTTTCGGAAGCTCCCAACGATATGCACCCCTCTCCATAAGAACAGAGTATGTGACAGGTCCGACTTTGCCGTCGTCGATGAGGTTCATCAATCTCTGAAACCACTTGACGGCTTCCTCAGTTTTTCCTCCAAACTGACCGTCCGGGTTGAGACGTGGTGTATGACCATAATCATTGAGAGCACGTTGGACGCGTTCAACATCTGGGCCTGAAGAGCCTCGTCCAAGCAATCGATGTGTCTTCCACCACAGATTAGACATAATTCCTCCAGTCGTTTGTTAGGTGCAATAACTCTTTCTCAGGTTCCATCCCGACACCGGCATTCCTCGGCCTAATTAGAATTTAGACGTTCGCAATATATTACGTCAAAAATGAAATCCGATATCATAAGTTGCATGCTATCTCCTAAATTTTGGCTTAAAGACATAAAATCTAATTAAGACACCGGTTTTGTATACCTTCCCTCTGCACATCTGACAAATCCAGATGATATTTGTCCACGATATAAAGAAAACTGTCTACGTATGTACAGTGATACTCAGTATTATCTGGCATCCAGTCAATAGGAGATCTGTCGCCCTTGCTTCTATTGGCGGACGCTGATACGGGCAACAAGTTTTCAATATCATTATAGAATTGGTGCTTAAGTGTTAACGACCAGTTTGCAGCACCATGCTCGTGCGCAAAACCAATTGGTACTATATGGTCAATATCCAGATCGGATGAATCAGCAAATTCTGTTGCAGTATACGGATCTAGCCACAGGCCGGCGCTTATATCACATGAATCGTTTGTGCCAGAATTTTGATTAAATATTTTTAAAACCTCATCCCTGGTGTCACGACAATCTCTATCCTCATCAATCCATCTACCCCAGAGATCTCTATCGTACTCAACTGAAGCTTGGTGGTTCTCTGCTTTATGGCGTGAATAGAATAAATTGAAACATTTAGAAGTACTGTCGAGCTCTAATCCCGCTTGATAATTTGCAGTGCCAACATTTATATCGAAAACAGTCAGAATTCGCGTTATAAATGAAAACTTGCCGCTATATTCAGTACACTCTTCTGCAGATAATTCCAGCGCAGTGATACAAAACTTATCACCGCTTAAGGCTACCTCTAGGTCATATGCACCATTAATAGTATTTACGCATTGTAAATTTGCAGTTTTATCTATGTAATTGCTTGGAATCTCATTAAATTCACCGCGCAATATTTGCGAGTTCTGACTTGCAGCAGGATAATTTCTTGGCGTTGTATCCGGTTTTGGCTCCGGAACAACAGGTACTGTAGGAGTCGATGGAGAAGAAGGCTCTGTATCATGGCAATGGTATCCGGTACCGCCCACATTATCGTTGTGACAGCCTTCTGAATTAGTACGCCCACCGTGTGAGTAAACAGAGGTTGAAAATAGAAAAAGTAATATTAATACCGAGAGCTTCATATTTAGACTTCGTTTCCTGTCTTATTTATTATCTAAACCAAAAACCCTCTTTGCCTCAAAGGTTTTAATGATATGAAATCAGTATATTACATTGAATATTGATAAAATCGATAGAAATATTTGTGTGATAGTGCGCAATTACGGCCGTATCGCCTGATATTGATCCGGCATGGTGGCTTTTACAACCGCGGATGTTACTTTGGCGTATAACGATACACTGTAGATTCATCTTATGTTGCTAACTATGATGTATTGGCCACGTTCCCGCTACGGTAGAAAATATCAGAAAAAAATAGAATAATTTCATACCCCAGAACAGTGAGGAATTCGGTGTTCGGTTAAAATGCCCTATAGATAATGATCAGATATTTTCTTCTTCACTTTGTGCGGCATTAACCGGTAAATGATATTCAGCAAATAAAGATTTGTCGCAAAATCCATAATACGACAGGTAAATTAAGTGAATGATTAAAATCATAATTTCTTCCAGCCATAATATAAGCTAGTATTTATGGAATATCCAGATAAGCTATATAAATTTTTATCTCCAGAAAGAATCGATATTTTAAATAATAAACTAATACGGTTCACCCAACCATCCGCGCTAAATGATCCATTTGAATTACAACCAGTATTTGGCGAAATCTTTTCTGACAAAGAGATGGATGATATGCTTAAAATAGATTTTAAACTTGTTGAAGAAGAACTAAATAAGAAGCTTTCACACCTTCAACGAAGGGAACGAAAAAAATTAGTAAAAAAACTTGTCTCTCAGGCCCAAAAAAATCCACAGACTCTTCAAGAAGAAATAAAAAACATAATTCCAATTATAAAAAACGAAATGACCAATTTTACTCCTAGAGCTAAAGAAATGTTTTCTGACGCTCTTCAGAAAATTGGAATATTAAGTTTATCAGAGAAAGCAAACCACCCACTTTTATGGGCGCACTACGCCAATTCACACAAAGGATTTGCGATAGAATTCAACACAAATCACGAATTTTTTAATAGACGACGATCAGATAATGACGAGTTATTTCATTTAAGAAAAGTCAAATATATCGACAAATTACAGGGCGATCGTACACTCCTGCAAATAAATGGTGATGATATCTTTGCAACCAAAGAGATTTCTTGGGAATATGAATCTGAATGGAGAATACTGGCACCATTAAAAGATGCAGATGTCACAGTAGATGGTATAGACAAAATATTTCTATTCTCACTTCCCTTATCTTCTATTTCATCAATTATCATAGGCGCATTAACTTCGGACAACCTTTATAATGAAATAAAAAAGATTCTTCTATCAGTGGATTTTAGTCATATCGAACTGAAAAAAGCTAGGCTAGATCATTCTACTAGAATGATTCATATAGTGAAGGATGGACTAATACAGTCTTAATAAGACAGTCTCTTTAATACACGTTATTTCACGCCCTACTCGCGCTTTATATTTTAGTAAGCCAGGGATTTTTCTAAATATCCCACGTCAAACTAATATTGATCCCAATTGGAAAACCAATGCTAATTGTTAATGATTTAGCTCCTAGTTTTTTTCCAAGCATACTTGCATGAAATTGATATTTCTTTATAGTTTTTTGTAAGTTTGTAATTATGCCGGGAACCTTGCTTCCAGCAGCACTTAGAAAGTTTGTCATTTTAACCAACACGCATAAACCAGCTTCAGCATCATTTTTTTTAATAAATATCGCAATTTGTTCAAATTCATATTCAAGATAAGAGTCAAGCGATTTAAAAATTAATTCTGCTTCTTCTTGGGATATTACACCAGCACTTTCCCATTTATTGGCAAGCTCTGCAATGCTTTCCATAGTCGTCCCTCCCATAATTTCTAATGAAGAAAGCTATATGTTGCCACATATCTTCCACATTTTTGCCGTTATCCGCAACAGGGTGGTTTTGTGATTATTTGGTATTACAATCATTCAAAAAAATGATATATAAACTGAAGATCAAGCGGCTTGAATTATTATCCGTGTTTGGTCAGCAGCAGCCGATCTAGGAATGCACAGAATAGTCACGATAATCACGGCACACCATGATCATTCGACAACCTCAACAACACCTTCCAACTCCTGCTTGACGGCCTTAAAATAGGCTTTCAACGTTTCCCGTTCCCGGTATAACTCCCACAGTTTATCGCTCAGTTCTGACTCTGAGACTCGTATGTCTTGAACGTCTTGATAAACTCCTTGGGTGACTCGTACTCCAGGTTTACTGGCGGGTTTAACACCGACGCCGGTACTTTCGGCTTGTCCACGCATGGCGTTTTCATTACAGGCGGTGCTTTTGGTACGGAACTGCACCCTGCGAGCATCAGCAAGATCACTATTAAGCTGATTAAGTGTTTCGTCTTTTTCATTGATTGCCCTCAATAGGTTGATTTCGTTCTGCTCATTCTGCTTTGCGACACGATCCATGGCTTCACCAAGTTCTTTGGCTAGAACTTCACGTTGCTCCGCATACATTTCAAGCCACTCCGCTTTTTCCAGTTTTTTGCCGTGATTGATACCACCAATCCATGTACCGCCGATTGAAACCAGAAAAGCGATTATTCCAATTAACCATATCTGCATTTATTGCTCCTTCTCTTTGGCGTCTTTCCTGTCCTTTGAATAGTAGCGATACAGATAACCGAGCAACGCTAACGGCAACCCGTCTTTGGATGCGATAACGGTAGCAACCTGAGTGGCAGTAAAATCGCTATCCAGCGCTTTCATGGCAAACAGAAAAGACTCATGCGACGCCATAAACAAGTACCCCATGATGATAATCATGAAGATTCTCCTGAACAGCATCTTGTTTTCAAACTGATCCTCAGCCCATCCCATTTTTAAATCCCTCCTATGGGTTTTCTACTGTTACCCTGAAACCACCAATCCGGTGCATGTCCTCTTCATCCAGGATGAATACAACAATTTTATATACGCCAGGAGTCGAATATTGGTGCGTTGTCTGACTATTCGCTACGCCGTCACCCCAGTGAACGAGTATTGACTCGATTGTGTCGTCACCCGGATCGGTTGAATCGATTGTTATCGTGTAATCAACGCCTGCCGTGGCCGTTGCAGCACCGGTAATCGTGCCTTTCCTTGGCACATCGCGCGTTATCAGCGTGAAGGTATCCGTAGCTTCATCAACGCCCGCAACGTCGACCACAGTAACGGCCACATCCATTCTTGATGTTTTGTTGCCATCAGCCATGAACCTGCTGATAGTGAATGATGAAGATCCAGCCGGAATCGTGCCGTTTGTGGTCTCAACCCCTCCCCAGTCAACCGAATATGTCCAGCCGTCGCTATTCGTGTCTTCACCGTCAGTCAGGGTGACAACGCGCTGGAATGTATTACCCTCGTAGACGAACGCGCGACCACCGGCATCAATGCTTAACGGGTCGGGATCTCCGCCACCACCTGCAGGGTCAATCGTGATCGTGAATGTGTCATTATCCGTATCGCCCACATCATCCGTGATTGTCACGGTCACAGCACATGAACCGGCTGTACTGAATAGCCTGCTAATGCCGAATGATGATTGACCAGCCGCGACCGACACGCCGTTTTCCGGCGTTCCGCACCAGTCAATATCAACCGTCCAGCCGTCAGAGCCAGCATCTTCACCGTCCGTAAACGTGATTGTTCTGCTGAAAGTATCGCCCTCGGTGATGGTTTCGTTGCCACCTACGCTGATTGACACCGGGTCCGGATCTGGAGGCGGCGATGTATCACCCAGGCCCATCAGATAGCCAGCTGTAAATTCAACGGTACGAGAATTGGTGGCTATGTCGCTCACCGTTGCCCTGATTACCTGGTTCGGGTCTGATATGGGCGTGCCGAGCGTGATTGATGTAATGCCGTTCATACTTGCCGGTCCGGCAAGGTTGGCGCCGCATGAGGCACCCGACATAAGGCACACATTAAGCGAACTCGGATCTATGCCTGAACCCAAATCAACCGTACCGATAATAATGTGCGTTATTTCATCGCTGACGTTCTTTGTTACGTCCACATGGATGGTTGGCGGCATTTTGTCTGCGGTTATTCCTGGTCCTGCCTGCGCCCCGGTATCAATCCAGCGCGCTATCCACCGCAATTCTTCATCGGTAATGCCTGTTGCCGGATGCGCAGCGCCATAATCAAGGTCGCCTGAATATTCCCCATCCGTGTTGTTGTCCGTCCTCTCGCCCTTGGCCTTCCAGTACAACGGGCTACGGCGCGAATTGAACGCCGCAATGTATTTTGAAATGTAAGGACGGTTAAGGCGCGTATCGCCACCATACGAATGCTTGTAAATCTGCCATGGATAAGTATCTGGATCATCTTCATCATCCAAGCCCGTCTGATTTCTGTCATAAACAAGTCGCCAGTACGTCGATTTTATCGTGTCACTAATATTATCGGCAGGGTCTACCGGGTTATGATCCAGTACTAAGCCTTTCTCGCGCCCGGATGAGAAAGTGCCCGATATGGAATGACATGATGCGCACCTGTTCAACAGGATCGGCTTGATATGATCGTCATAATTGACGACAACTCCGTATCCGCTGACATTGTTATACACCGGGTCTCCGTTACCGTCAGTGCCAGCCAGTAGTGGCACCGTGCCACGGCCTAGCTGGAAAGGCGTATAACCTGGTGTTGCAGCATGGGATGAAGCGAAAGTATTGCGCGGCGGATGCTGTGGCGAATGTCCTACGTGACAGCCTCCACAGGTTTTAATCTCCCCAGGTTTAACGTGTTGCCATGTCTGGTCGACTGCAAGGTTTCTACCCTCGCAATCAATCGCCATCATGGTGTAAGGCACGTTCGCCGGGATCTCCACAAGAAAGCTTGTGTCCTCATGAATACCGTCAGTTTCCATGATCGGATCACCTAGCCCATCCTTGTTACGTGTGTACAGATCGCCAATAATCGCTACGCGCTCGCCGGTCGTGCCGAATACCTGATAAAACGTATTAGCAGAATCATTGTGGTGCATCTGGACAAACCGAACACCGCAGAAATCATCATCGGTAATGCCTTCAATCGTTTGCGTTCCCTGGAGGTTAAATGCATGCAAATCTACGTCCACCAGACTAGGAACACCGCCAGCCGGCTCAATCTCTCTATCCGTGATTGAAGCTGCACCAACAAAGCCAAACGGCGCTCCCTTCGGCAAATCAGGGCTCTTGATTGGATCTAAAACGGCGGGCTCAGACACACCGTAAATGTTTGTGTACGGCACCACGGCGCGCGCACCGAACTCGTGATTATCCTTGGTATCTACAAGCATTACCAGGTCATCAGGGTTTGTTACCGGTATTGATGTGGCTATGTAGATCCCTAGATTGCAACCCGGTATGTCGGATGTGTAGCCATTACCATACGCCTGCAACGCCTCACCTAACGATGTGATATGGTTGATTGTTAGATCATAACCATTATTATTGACAGAAAACTGTGGAGGCGTAGCGCCGATAGCTGTAAACGGCGTATCACTATTACCAACCACGCTGCATGCGCCTTTACCCCAGACAAGACCTAACTCACCATCCCCGGCAGGTATTGCAAACGGCCATCCAACCTTGCCTGAGTACGGCAGCCCGGATGTGTAATTGGGATGAGTAACCGGGGTATTTGGGAAGCCGTACATTACCGTCGACGTATCGTCATGGGTAGTCGCCCACGGCGCGACATCATACCCAAATTTAGGCAGATACTGATCTGCTTCGTTTAAAACAACGTGTGGGTCTTCACCTTCCTCACCGAAATTGCCAGGCAATGGATAGCAAGGAATTACCCCTAACCCATTATTCCCGCCCCTATAATAGTCAGCAAAACAAATATCCTCATTTGGTCGTTGAGCAAAGAAATGTAGTGCATTGAAGTCTTTGCCGGCACTGGTTACAGCTGCCTGCGGCGTATGCTGGCCGATTAACGGGAAATTTCTCGAGCCATCCGGGAACTGGGTCCATATTTTGAATAAATTAATAACGGTATTAGAGCCGCCCGGTGTGCCTTGCGTCTTGCTAAACGGGATGCCCATGCCAGTTTGCCAACTGGAGTAAGCAACGCGGCCATCTTTCAGAACGATAGGATGTTGCTCTTGAGTCCTTGCATGAGCCGACGCCAGTTCCATGTCTTTGCCGCTCGCGCTCATCGTCCAGATTGCCATAACCGGCTCTGATGCCTGGGTGTGCTGGATTACATTAGATGTTATGTTCGGCAGGCTAGTGCCAGACCGGGTAGACACAAACCCTATTCGACCATCAGGACCAGGTATAGGGAATGGCGACACATCCCAAATGCCCGGCGTGTAGGTTGTTAAAGTTGATGTTGCCCCGCCAACGACATGCTTTTTGATATGAGCGCCCTGAGACCATATAGACGCATTCGGAATCGGTTTAAATCCAAAGCCGCCTTCAGATCCCTCTTCGTCAACCCCTAATTTCGCATCAGGGTGGTAGATCTGATCGTTGAATTTTTCGCGCCGATAATACACAGTCCCATGGTGGACCGCGTAATAGATCGCTGTCCCGTCAAACGACACATGCGGATCAAGTGCGGTACACGTATTCGTCCCTTCGACACCACTGCCGGCGTTGAACGTTGATGAGCAGTCTTCAATTACAGTCTCGACTCCAGCAGCGTCACGATAGATCAAATCGCACGGAGTAATAAATGTAAGGTCGATCGTATTTGACAGCGGGAAATTAACCTCGTTGAACCGGTCCAAAACGTCGACCTTAAACGTTCTCTCCGCGTACACGACGCTATCGTCAGACAGCGTGACATTGCGCCCGTCCGTCCATTCAGGCGTGGCGGGGCAACGTGAAAACGCAATCGGCACCGCCGAGAACGCCTCGGATGCCACCAACAACATGAAAAACGCAATAAATAGTCTTGCTAACATGGTATCTACGCCTACGTGATAATCTGCTTAATCTTCATTACAATGCCTTCCCAAACAGCCAGGATCACTGCCCCGGTTATAACCGTCACAGCGACAATCATTCCGCGCTCAGTATATTTACGCATTCGCCCGCCAAATCTCAGGTCTTCCCGGAATTCATTTACGCTTTTCTGGTCGTCAACATCAACCTCAATAAGCTTGAATACTTCCCTCACGGCCTTGTCAGCAGCCGCATTTGACGCCATCTTGCAATGGTCCGGTATATCGTCGGTTTTCTTGTTACAATCACTCATAAATCACCCTTTTGGTAAAGATTTGGCCAGCACCCCAATCGATCTGATTACACCGTTGAGCCGCGAAATAATCTCTGCCTGCACCTTGGCTTCTGATTCTCTGGATTTTTTCCAATCCTCGAACGACTTGCTTTTAAAAAAATCCTCGGCCAGGCTTGCCGGCATTGATAGTGCTTCAGTCATTGGTGTATTTGCGTACAGGCTCAGACTGAACGCTATGCTCAATAGGTTTTCGCGCCAGGTCATGCGCGATTCTGGAGATGCATTGACGTACCGGAAATCGGGCGGGCGACATACTTTCTGCCACCCCCTCCCCTTCTTTTGGAACAGGCAATGCGACAATGCCTTCGTTACTAAAATTTGTTATGAATAAGTGATGCAGATCATTCCGGCCTTCCATGTACATGAACATCAACTGTTCAAACTCGCTTTCCGGGTATGCTGAAATGATCTTTATTTTTTCAAGGATGAATGCATCGAAATCGTTTTGCTTTTGCACCGGGTCTGGCATCGATTCTCCCTCACGCACAAGCTGGCACGCCATGCCGCCCAAAATCCAATGCAGCCGCCCGTCAATTCCATCTATCTGGCCGACCAGCCGCTCAATCGACTCCGCCATGGCGCCGGTCAGGTGCCTGATATGCCATTTGTCTTGGTGTAGTTCACCCAGTGATATGCTTTCGTCTTGTAACGCGGCATCCTTCGATGCGTCCAGGTAATCCGTTAAATGTGCTCCGCCCTCTAACTGGAAATCCGGACCGGTATCGGATGTAACCGACAGGTAATGGCACACTGCCATGATGCGCTCTTGCACGGTCCAGTTCTGCGGGTTGTCCATGCCCTCAATCGTTGACTGGACACCGGCTTTAGTCGAATTCAGGAATGTTGTACACAAAGCCTCTTCAAGATGCGGCGGCGATGATGCAATGGCGATCGACTCGCCTATGGTGAGCTCGCGCATTTGTAACGTCATGCGACGCAGGCGCAAAGGTTTGATATTCAGCATTTTTCTCGGTGAATTAATTCAATAGAGAAATTTTGACCTCTCCAGAACTTGAATTCTGTCTGTTTTTCCGACTGCGGCGCATGCTGCAATACATGCGGGCGTGAATTATTTTATGATTGCCATAACATAGGGTAACTATTCGCGTATGGAAACGACTGAAGAGAAACCGAAAAAACGCAAGAAAAGAGCGAGCCCGAACCGGATTAAGCACAACAGGATGGCCGCGCTCATTGCGAAAACAGAAGGCTTTGGCTTGCTGAAAAACAAAAGCCAAAGATCAGAACTCGCCAGTGAGGTAATGGCCAGGTACGGTGAAGATATTTTCCACAAACGCTATTACGGCATCATTGAAACCGCAGAGTGCATTTACTGGTTCGGGATATTGCCCCGAAAAGTGAACGAACTGATTGATACCTATGATTCTGCGAAAGATATAGCGAAACTGCTAGGACACACTGAATTACGCATTCAAAGGGCGATGGATCACGTTGTTTCGGACAATATTAATAATATTCTTGATGATGCCGATAAATGGACAGGTTAAGCATTCAGATCATTTTGGAATAATTTATGGAATATTTTGCAGGATGACCACGAGAAAACCAAAAGAATGCAGCAAGTGCGGAGGCACCGAGTTTTACAAATGCGGCGGCTGCAAACAATGCAAAAAAGAACGAAATCGTGAATGGGTGGCAAAAAACAGGGATAAATACCTTGATTACATGCGCGAAGCGAATAAAAAACATGCGGCATCCAAAAAGCGATACCACGAAGCCAACAAAGCGGACCGTCTAGCAAAAGACAGGGTACGATATGCCATTAAAAAACATATCTACAACGGAAATAAAAAAAATAAAATTTATGACGGCAAAACGTACCGAGAACACTATAACGAACTGATGAGGAAGTGGAAACGCAGAAATAAACACAAAACATGCGCCAACGAAGCATACAGGCGAGCAATGCTTATTCAAGCAACGCCACCCTGGGCGAACAAAATTCTTATAGAAAAGGTTTATTCAGTATCAAGAGCCAGGACTGAAGAAACAGGAATAAATCATAATGTTGATCACATCGTGCCGCTTATCTCAGATATTGTATGCGGTCTTCATGTACACGAAAACCTGCGGGTAATTACCGCTAAACAAAATATCAATAAAGGTAACAAATTCAATACCACGACGGTAATCACAACAAATCAATAGTCTTATACCCCACCCAATCATCGCGATCAATGAGCCCTAAAAAAAATTCCGGCACATCATTTTTGACCAAATAAGGAAGGAAGGTCGATGAAAGGATGTACGAGACATGATGCGCCGGAAAGTGTTTCCTGCATAACTCTTTCATTCCAACCATCCGACTACGCAGTCACGGTGCGCTGGTTGGTGCGGTAGTTTCGTTTCACATTTAAGGGCTTAGAAAAGCTAATTATACACATCCCCACCAATAATGCAAATGATAATAGTTCGTATTATTGTAAAATCTTATCTTTTGCTATAACTGGTAAGATCAGTGATTAATTCAACAGGGCAGCAATAACGATTGACGTTATTAACGCGTTACGTTAATATACGTACATGATTAAGAGTTACCGCAACATAGAAACCGAGCAAGCGCACAAGGGTATTTTTTCAAAAAAATTTCCAACGGAAATCGCCAAACGGGCAAAAATGAGGCTTGACAGGATCAATGCTGCTAACGAGATTGATGATTTGAGAGTACCGCCATCTCACAACCTTGAAACACTCTCAGGTGACCGTAAAGGTCAATACAGCATTCGCATAAACCACCAATGGCGTGTTTGCTTCAAATTCGAGAATGGTAACGCTTACGATGTTGAAATAATAGATTACCACTAGGAGAAAACACCATGACAACCATAATCGAACCAATCCACCCAGGAGAGCATTTGGCAGAGTTTCTTGAAGAATATGGTATTACTCAATACCGTCTTGCAAAAGAGATTCACGTGCCAGCACGAAGAATTAATGAGATCGTTAAATGTATTCGCAGCATTACTGCTGACACTGCCATACGCCTTGGCAGATACTTCGGTAATAGTCCACAATTCTGGCTCAACTTGCAATCAAATTATGATATCGATATTGCCAGCAAAACTATAACCGATACTATTAATCCAATTTCGCCATGTTAATTTTTCGATTTGTTAATATTCAACTAGAGTTTAGAGCGAGCTTACTCCTCCAGGCTAATATTTTTTAGCCTGTTTTAGCTAGTCGCCCTATGTTTTTTCCTTTTGTTACGCAGTCTT